TGTGGTCTACCGTGAATCGCCACGGACATGAGATCGTGGACGTGGCTTGTGCGTTCTGCCACGTGAATGATTCGTTGGGAAGGTAGTGGTCGTACGTGTTTCCGTCATCGAACATGATAACGTCGCGGATTTCCGTACCGCCTTGCACCGTACGTTCGGTGCCTTTTTCCTTCAGCAATCTGCTAAAGGCGTATGTGTTCTTCACTGCTTCGTTGATAACCTCGTCCGCGCTCGACAAGTATGTCGGGCCGGTGGCATCCATGAAGTCGTTGAACACTGAAATTGGGGTGCCAGCCATTGGCTTACCCTTTCTGTTTCATTAGTTTGATATCGCCCGTCTTGCATCCTCTTTGTTCCCACCAGCCATCAGTGCATCAAGGGCCGCGTCCTCAGCGTCAACTGGGGGCTTTGGACCTCTTCGCGGCTGATTGCCACTACGTGTGGGCTGAGACTTACTTCGCTTAGGTGGAGGAACTTCCCCCGCCAAGTTTCGGTACGCCTCAGTGAGCATGTCATCTACGTTCGAATATGTGTTTGGATACTCTCTGCCAAGCCGATCCATTTCGGCAATCACAGCGTCAGACTCTGGTGCTTTGTCGCCATACGACGGTCGCACCTTTGAATCTGCTGCCATGATCTTGGCAACCAATCGGGACTCGGCGGCAGCCTGTTGGGCCACCTCTGCCGTAGTTTGGTTTCGCTCCTCGATCATCTGGGCGATGGCTTCTGCTGCCTCTTCGCCAACGACATCAGCCAACGCATCAGGGACTGACATGGTTTCGGATTGCTCCGGTTGACCTTCGTCTCCTTCTGCATTGACATCGTCACTGCTGGTCTCGCCAGCCCCATCGATTCGTTCTTCCAATTCCTTGAGCCGACTACCGTACGCATCAACATCGGTCTGACGTTTCTGGGCTTTGTTGGCCCACTCGGTCAGTGTGTCTTTGTCGGTAGCCTCAATGACAGCCATCGGAACATTGTCCCGACGCAATGCACGAACTAGGTCATCCCAACCTTCGTCCGTAGCATTATCTTCCGACGCTGGTTCGTCGGCTGTGTCATCGCCCGCAGGTTCAATAGTCTCGTCGGCCATCAAGCCATCGAGAACCGCGTCACTGTCAGCGTCAGGGATGTCATGGACTCGCTCGTCCACGTACTCCCCATCAACATGAGCAACTTCTTGTGTGACTTCTTCAGTTTCAGGGTTCAGTTCAGTCATTACTGTCCTCGTTCTTTGTAGGTGATTACCGCTTCTTCTGCTTGGCTTTCTTAGCCTTCTTGCGAGCAACAGCAGCCGATGCTTTGCCCTTCTTGGTGTATGCGTATTTCTTGCCGTTTACAGTTGGCATCAATAGTCTCTTTCGTAACCGTGCATTGCAGCGATGTTCGCTTCGTGACGGCGTGATGTGATGATCGGTTTGCCTTGGTGGTTTGTGTCACAGCCCTCTAGGTTTCGAGGCAGTGACTGACTTAGGTACGGGTACATGTTGCGGATCACCCCGACATCGATCTGCGTGTCAAGTGAAGGTAACCGTTTGAACTTCCCATCTTCGTTGCAGTGCTCTTCGCCAATGCTTGGCACTCCACTCATTGAGAAGAACAGTTCGGTCTCTTCGCCGGTCTCTATGTTGAGGAACGGATACGTCGGCATTAGCGACTACCTCCAGACGAGGCCGGGGGCGCGGCCCCTCTTGATGGTTCGCCTGCGCCCGCAGCGGCCATCGCCTGTTGCTGCTGCGCCATCATTTGCTCCATCCGCTTGGGGTCGAGCATTGAGCCCAACTCGGGAATGTTCATGGCATCTCCTACTGTTTCGAGCACGCTTCGCCAGTCCACCCATGGGGCTGCTGCCATCTGTTGACTCAGGCCACCGATGACACCTAGTAACTCCACCGCATGCTTCTGTTGCTGCGTCTCACTGACACGACTCATGCTCATTGCATCAATCGACATGACCATGTCCTCGAACAAGCCCACGCCAGAACCACCGACGAACACAGACTCCATGCCGAGCAGGGCAGAGTTCTCACTGTCGCCTGCTGCAAAGGTCACACGTTGGTCGTGGAACAAGTACCAACCCACCGACGTGATCGCACGAGTAACACCCTCTTGGAACTCACGCTTGATGTGTGCAATGCGAAGACCTGCGTTGGACTCCGCTACGTTGATCTCTGTCGCCGTTGCCGACCCAGTAATGTTGCCACGCATGGCATCGTGAATGCCAGACACACGGTCGAGTCTGTCTTGCGTCAGGCTTGCGTAGTTGACCTGCTGGGGAGTGATGCCGCCAACCTCGATGGGAACGATCTGACTTGCGTCAAGACCGTCACTCAACACCACCGTCAGATCCTCACGGTCACGAATGTCGTTGGCGAGTTTCTGGTTGCGTGAATCCGTTGCAATGATCCGCTTGTAGCAACTGGCCGAATGCGTCATCGAACGCAGGTGGTCGTTGATGTCAGCGATCTGTGGCAACAAGGGAACCATCGGACTCAATGGGTACGGGTCATCAGGAACGCTGTAACAACCGAACACCATGTAGGGACCATGACGTGGGCCGTAGTACGGGCGTGGTTCACGAGCGAAGCCGTACGTCGCAGGCTCATCACCAGTGGCTTGGCCTCGGACGATTGTCAGGATGCTGCCGTTGTGCAAGTCAGTGTCGAGCACCTCGTCGATCACTTCTTCATCAGCGTCCATCTCTGGAACCCAAATCTCGTACACCGTGCACTGATGTCGGTCTGGACCTTCAGTCTCGCCGGGCTTGCGACGATCATCAGAGTCACCCGACATGCTGGCAATCAAGTCAACATCCCAGCCGTCTTCTGACTCGGCACGATCCAACAGATCGTCACGGTCTATCCGGTACGAGTGTGCCATGTACCGAGCATCTTCTTTGTTCGATGCTTGTGGGTCGATCATGAAGTCGTGCGGATCGATTCGGTACAGGCGGGGAAGCCAAGGTTGACCACCGTCCACTTGCCGCATGGAATGCATCGGCTCGTTGACGATCATGCCCACGCCATACGCCACCAACATGTCAGTGGCAATACGTGTGAGTGTGTCACGAAGACGAGTCGTTCGACACCATGTGTTCAGCGCCGCTTGGAGTTGAGCGCCGAACATCGTGTGCGTTATGGGCGTTCGAGATGTCACACGGATTCGCGGGTTGTCATACACGAGCCGTGGCAAGATCAACGCCATGTACTGGTGAACAAAGTTCTCTGGGTCGCCGTCCTTGCTTGTGCCTTCGCCTCGGTAGTCCGGGCCCGTCATGCGATCAACGATGCCATCCCAATGCGACAGGTGACGGTCGCGGTATCTCTCCGCTCCGTCCAACTCCTCGACCCATCGTGTCAGTTGCAGTTCAAGCATCTACTGCCCTTTGTTGATTCTGCTCACAGGCTTTGCATGGTTTCTTCTTGTATGGCATCGCTTTGTTGAGCATCTTCCGTCGCTCCTCACACTTCGTGCAAGGCTTTATCTTTCCACCCGTCATCGCCTTGATGGCTTTGGCAAGTGTGTCACCTACGCCAGCAGATGGTGTATCCATCAGGTGCGGCCACTCATTCGTGGTGAACGTGTCACCGTCACTGTTGGAGGACGTGTTGATGTGTTTGTGTGAGTGTTGATGGGGTAATGACCTTTGCCCTTGCCCTTGGCTGCACTGTCAGAATCCGCGAAGCCCTTGCGACCTTGCTTGCGTCGGCCCCGCACTCCACCCTGTGCTTTGGGCACTGGGCCCATGCCAGAAGACTCTCGTAGGAACTTGTCGTAACTCATGTGAACACCTCTTCGTGATTAAGTAAAGCACCGATACTTGTCGGTGGTAGTTTGGTTGTGAGTTCAGGCCCGAGCCCGCCATCCTCCGCGAGCAACAGCGAGAGGCCAAGTGCAATGACTCGGTCGCCGTGGGCTTCGCGTGCGCCGCTAGCCTCACTGCGCAGGCGGCCCGGACCAATCCCACCATCATCGAACACGATGTAGTCACCGAGTTCAACGAGTGTGTCATCACTCGGCACCGTGATCTCTCCCCTGCTCAAGGCAGAAGACAGTCGGCCAAGCATGGCACGCTTCGTGCGGCGAGTGGAGTTCCACCCGACACGCTTAGTCTTTCGTTCGTCGCTTGTGCCGGTCACACGTTCCTTGAACACGTGCCGCCATCCTGCACGGTCAACGTCGTGTTGCATCGATGCACCGGGTCCGTTGATCTCCCAACCGAGCACGGTCGGGCGACGGCCCTTGTACACGTACTTGACCATTCGCACCAACTCCGATGCAAGGTCATGCCCACCAGTAAATGCGTCGGCGTACTCGGCAACAACCGTCATGTCTCGAACGTCAAGGATGCACGCCGCAGCGTTGGCAGCACCAGTGCCGTAGGCCGGATCAACTCCGCACACGTATTCACTGGAGTGGTCTGGGTCGGTGTAGATTCGCCACGGTCCACTGGGGCTGTCAAGTAATCCGCCGTTGCTGTACATGCATCGACGGGGAACAACTACGTGATTGCGTTGTAGATCGACAGCGCGCGGTGTGAAGAAACGCTCTCCACCTGCTGTCTCCTCGGCGAACACGTTGATGGCTAGATCGATCCGGTCACGTCGCTTGACTTGCTCGGCCAGCCACGGTGTCCACTCGTACGAAGTACCAGCGACTCCGGTGATGCTGCCGTCGATGTCTTCTCGTGTCTCTGCGTTCGTCCCTTTGTCAGGGTGGTCTGTGTACAACATCTCGATGAGCGTAGGCTCACCAGTTGCTCGACCTTGCGAGACCAGCGTTGCGTAGTGTGTGCCGGGTCCAACTGGCGTGCTCACTGCGAGGCGAGAAGACGTACAGTCAGCGGCGCTTCGCCAAGCAGCCTCGGCGTTGTCCAACGCGGCGTACTCGTCGAACACCACCATGTTGCGTCGACCACCTCGACCGATGTGTGCAGTCGATGCTTGACCGACGATGGTGGCGGCGCTGTTGGGCTTGCGGATCACCATGTGTGCACGATGACTTCCGGTGCCCTTGATCCACTGATCAGCAGAGTCCGGCAGCATCCACACAGGCAGCGATTGGATCAGGTAATCCAGTTTCCAGAACAGAGTGTCCGGGTCACCTGTGCGGTCCACCAGATCCTCCACACGAGACACCAGCATCACCTGCCAGTCACGCATGAGCCAACCCCATACGGCGAGTCCACAGACCAACCACGAGGCACCCATGTCCCGGCTCTTGCGGAGCACGGCATCATGTCCATCCTCGACGGCTGAGACGAGCGTACGGATCGCCTGCTCTTGGACAGGCCATGGATCGAACGGAACGTCAGGATGGCTGGACGGGCGTTCTACGCCCTGCTCGTCAACGTCTCGCACATGGTAGGTCCATGCGCAGTAACGGAACCATGCAACAGGGTCATCGCGGAACGCCGCCATGAGATCAGAGCGGTCATCACCGCCAGCCAGAAGCACGTTGCGTCTGGCCTCCGCCATGTGTGCGAAGTCAATCATCGAAGACGCTTGTGCTCCAACGGTCGAGGAGTTCCAAGCCCCTGCCAGCATTGCCTGTGTCGATCTCGATGGGACCACCACCGGGACCAGACTGCTCGACGCTCACTCGCTCACGGTAGGTCGCAGGGCGAAGTGCCCCGAGCCTCCACTTGACGAGTTGAGCCTGCACAGAAGTCATTTCGCGGTGACCTTCGATTGCAGCATCCACCAGAGTTTCAAGCCTCTCGGCGGTGTACGCAGCGGCCTCAGCATGCTGTGTGACGAACTCGGGATCGTGCTTACGCCAGTAGGTGGGCAGACTTACAGCGATCTGGCACATGTCGCACGCACGACGGTGCCCATACTCTCGGAACGCCTCAAGCCACTTGACCTTCAGCGCCTCAGTTCGTTCACGCCTCATAGCGGCTGCTTCGATATCAGTCTGCATTACTTGGGTGTAGGCGAGAACAGACCTGTGTCAAGGATGACGGGGAACAAAATCTGAAAATTTATTATTTCGCTCTCACGGCACAGGAGGTGGGTTTATTCGATGGGATTGAGTCGGATTCGCCCTGCTTGGTGTAGTGATGTGTTGACTTGTGTTGTGGTCTGTGGTATACTGCACACCGTGCGGTCGGGATCGGGGCTCGACCACACCGCTCCATGACAAGTGAATACGGGACGAGGCGAGACTGACTCGACCAGATCCCACCAAGAAACAAACCACCGGGCGTGGCGGAAACGCTGCGTACCGGCTTCAAACAACCGGCCACAGGCCAGAAATGAGAGCACCATGAATACCAACGAACTCACATCCAAAGATGTCCAGATTGGCGATGTCCTCTGTGTCACTGATCCAGATGGGCACGCCAGACTCGGCAAAGTAGTAATGATCGACCGCTTTCTCGACATCATCGATGTCAGAATCGAAGGATCTGAAGTGGGCTGGGGTTACAAGGGCAAAATCGTGACCTTCGACATCAAAGATGTGTCCATGCACTTCAGAGCCATCTGACCACCACCTCCCTTGCCCTACCGGGTGAGGCGAGGCTTTCCCCAACCGGCCAATAGGCCAGAATCGAGAGCACCATGAGTTACGACAAGAACAACAGTCGATTTCAACAAGGCTCCGGCGTCTACACCTGCAAATGCTGCGGCAAGCAGACACGCGAAACCGGATCATCTGAATCCCAAGTCGAGATGTGCTTGGCCTGCATGGAAGAGGCGGAAGCAGAAAACGGAATATCCGATGCGGGCGGCCAACGCACCGAAGAGGGTCGCGAATACATTGCTGATTTCAAGAAGACCTATGGCAAAGACCCTGATCCATGGTGCATCGGCTGACCCTGACCACCACCACCCACCAGCCGAAAGGCTTGTGGCGTGGCTT